GTCACCCCGCCCCCGCCCCCTCCCCCGCCTCAGCCACCAGTCCCCCCGCCGGTAGCTCCGCCGCCTGCGCCGAAGGCCGTGAAGCCGCGAAAGGTCAAGCCGCCGAAGGAAGACATTCCGGTCACGCCCCCCGTGGCCCCTCCGCCGAAACCGGCCGCCCCGGCTCCCGCCCCTGCACCTGCCACGCCACCGAAACCGCTGACGATCGAAGAGCGGATCAAGGCGGCCGGCGAACGCGAGGACATCAAGACGCTGCGGGCCCGGGTGAGGGCGGTGGCAGAGGGCCGAGACGCCGAGCTGCAGGCGCTCGAGGCCGAATACAAGGCCATCTCGGCCAAAATGGATGAGATCAGCAGGAAGAAGGCGGAACTGCTGGATCAACTCAATTCCGGCAAGATCAAGATCAAAGAGCTGAAGAAGAGGCAGTCCGAATACGACCAGCAGTGGAGGCAAGAGCAGGAAAAGCGGATCAAGGTCTACTCTCGGCGTGGCGACGTGCGAGAGGGGTACCACACGGCTGCACGTGAGGCATTCGGCGACCGCGACGTCCAGCAGTTTTCCGTTGCGCGCCCAACTGCACCCGCGAAGGTAACCACCCTTGGGCGCTCAGAGGTTGAAGTCACGCCCGGGTCGGCGACGTTCAACCAGAAGCTTGGCGACGCGTTGGAATTCATTCAAAGAGTGTTCCGGCTCGGCTCCAAGCCCCAGGCGGACGTCGTGCCGTACATGCTTCCTGCAGGCGAAAGAGCGTTTGCCAAACAGTCGGTTGTGTACATCACTGAGCACCACGAGACGGACACGTTCGTCCATGAGCTCGCGCATATCATCGAAAGTACATATCCGGAGATCCAGAAAGCCACAAACGAGTTTGTCGAAATGCGACTCGCGCGATCCGGGAAAGCCTCGCAAAAGCTGGCAGATCTATTCCCGGCGCACAGATACCGCGACGACGAATACGGCAACGACGATGATTTCGGGGCTGTGTTTGACGGGACGGCCGCCTTCTACGTCGGCAAAAGGTACTGGTGGGGCTCCACGGAAATCCTGTCGATGGGCCTGGAGTATCTGTACACGGACGCCCCACGAATGGCAGCGGCCGACCCCGAGTTTTTCAACTTCCTTGTGTCCGTTTTGAGGGGGGTTCTGTGAGGCGACTGGTCTGGAAAATCACTGGTGAGGACATCGTGGCCGACCTGGCAGACGACTGTACTTGGGCGTGCAACTTCAGCGGCTTTCTGCCGCAGTTGCGGATCATCACCAGCGACGTGCTGGAATCAATCGGCCCGGCGGACGGAGACCCGCGGGCAAGGATCCTGCAGTCCGCAGGGCAGCGATTGAAGGCAAGCCAAGTGATCGACGACACCCCAATCGGGCCCACACCCGAATACGTTACCCCCTGAAAGGAGCGACATGACCACACTCTTCAGCGTGCGATACACCCAGCAATGCGCCCGCACCATCCAGTCCGCATTCGTGCGGTGCGAGTCGACTGATATCGACCCGGCGGCGATCAGCGGTATCATCGGAGCGATCAGCAGGAAAACCGGGGTCGACCCGGAGGACATCCACGTCTGCTGCGTGGAGCGGTTGGACGAGGTTCTGGAGGCTGCAAGCAATGGCGAGCGTCACACTGACGGAAAAGCAACTGCGGTCGCTGCTGCGGAAGGAGCGGCGGGTGGCGAGTCGGCAGGCGGCAAGCCGGCGACAGACACCCGCCCCTCTCGCAGCGGGGGCGGAAGCGGGTCCGGGTCCGGTTCAGTGCCGACTCGCCCTGCCGCTCGGCGTTGACCTGGACGGAGACGAGGACGAAAACGAAGACGACGACGAACTTGGCGTCACGCACCAGTCGCAGTCGGTGTACGGGACCGACTCGCTCGAGCATCTCGCGGCCCACAACCCGGCGTGCCTGACCCAGGCCGGATACCCGTACACCACGTCGCAAGGCGCGACGATGGCAGCGAAGGACCCCGGGAAGATGAGCGCCACGTTTGTGGTCGTCACCCGACAGAAGGACCCGAATCGCCACGGGAACATGGTGCAGATCCTCCCGGGCCCCAACGGGCAGGGGCTGCAAATCGAGGACTGGGCGGCAAACCCGGTGGTACTGTTCGACCACGGGGTGGGCTTGAATCTGCCCATCGGCACAGCAATGAAAAACGGCGAGCTGTTCTGGAACGCCCAGAAATCCAAGGCAACCAGCACGGTGTTCTTCTCGCAGACACTCCCGGAAGCCGCCGCGATCTATGCACTGATCGACGAAGGAATCCTCCGGGCGTCGTCGATCCAATTCATGCCAAGCAGGGCGATGCGACTGACTGGAGAGCTTCCGGATCGCCCAAAGGGGGTCGAGTCGCTGGACTATCAGGGCTACGATTTCGTGGAGTCGAAGCTACTGGAGTGGTCGGTCGTGGCGATCCCAGCCGATCCCGGAGCGCTCCGCAAGTCCCTGGACTCTGGGCGAGTCGCCGGCCAGCGCATCGGCCCCGGGCTGAGATACGCACTCGCGCAGCACTTGGGGCCGCAAAAGGCGTGGACGCCTGGCGTAGAACTGCGTTCCGAACCCGCTGCTGCAAGTGCTGTTGACGCAGCGCAGCAAAAGGCTACTCTTGCCCATGTGATTGACGGAAATGCACTGGCGGAGCAATACCGGCAGAGCATCATTGCGGCGGCCCCTGCGGTCGACCACAACGCGATTGCAGAGCAGGTGCGGCTGGAAGTCCAGCGAGCTACCGCAAGCGTGCTGGAGGGATTTCGGAAGCTCTCCAGTCGTGTGCAGTACCTCGCTGGAAATTGATCCGAAGCAGTTTTGAAACATCTGATTCCTCTTTGCCCCATAACTAGGGGCCGGAGAACACCATGAGCGAGTCGGCAACGGCCACCGCGCCGCAGCAGCCAGTGTCAACCGCGTTTGATCCCGCGCCCCTTCTGGCGGCCGTCCGGCAGTCCGTGACCGAGCTGGTGGCCCCGATCCAGCAGGCCCAAACGGCTCTTGCCCAGCGGGTCGAATCACTCGCAGCCCCCCAGCCCCAGGCGGCTGCCGCAGCATCGCGACTGTTCGGTGCCCCGGGAGCGGCCCCCGGCATTCGGCAGGGCGAGGACCCGATGTCGTCTCGCGGGTTCCAATACTCGCGGGCGGCGGGCATGTTTTCGGGCGTCATCCCGTCCGACCAATGCAAGGTCGAACGGCAGATGCACGAACTGCTGTCGGCCCACATGCGCCGGCTGGGATTCAGCCCCGAAGGCGACCGGTCGATGTTGTTTCCCCTCTGGATCGACGCGATCCCGGGCCTGACCGAACAGCAGACCGCCGAGATCCGCGAGACCGTGCGGCAGGGTGCTGTCGGCTGCGATCCGGGCGAGTTGCGTTCCATCGTCCAGCGGTCCCGCAGCGTGGCTGTCGCACAGGGGCTGTCGCAGTACGACGACACCGGGCTCGGCGTGTTGCTTGGCGCGACGATGCAGGGTGATCTGATCGAGCTCATCCGGGCTCGCGAGGTATTTTCGCGGGCGGGGGCCACAAACATCGCTCTGCCCCCCAGCGGTCGGATGCGATGGGGCAAGCAGACCGGTGCGACCACCGTTTACTGGGTCGGTGAGTCGGTGGCGATCACGTCCAGCGAGCCCACCACTGGCGATCTTGACTTTATCGCCAAGAAATTGGCGGTGTTGGTCAAGCTGCCGAACGAGCTGCTGCGGTTCGGAAACCCCTCGGTGGAGGCGTTCGTGCGAGCCGACATGGCCCGCGTGATGGCGCTGGAAGCGGACTTGGCGATGCTCAGCGGTCCCGGATCGTCGGTCAAGCCCAAGGGCTTGCTGAACTACGCCAACATCCAGACGCACACCGCTTCGACCACTGCGACCGACGGCGACACTTTCGAGCCGGAAGATCCGGCGCTGATGGTCGCCAAGCTGCAGGAATCCAACCACGACACCGAAGGACTCGGTGCGACCTGGGTTCTGCGCCCCTTGTTCCGCGCGACGATCTTCAACAAGCGTGCGACGCCCTACTCGGGCGGAACGGGGAAGGGCGAGTTCCTGTTCGAGATGGACCGGTCCAGCTCGCAGAACGGCATGGTCGGACGCCTCGGCGGCTACCCTCTCGTGACCAGCACGCAGTTGCCGAAAGACGGCGCCAAGGGGTCCGGAACCGGCCTGTACCAGACGCTGTGCGGCGTGTTCGCGCACTGGATGATCGGCCGCGTTGGTGTGGCCGAATTTGCCTCGTCCAACACCGGTGACACGCCCTTCACGAACGATCAGACCTGGCTGCGGGTGATCCAGCACATGGACGCCGGGCCGCGATACGAGGACGCGTTCATTAAGTGCGTCAACCTGATCCTGGCCTAATGTCGGCAGCGACAGGCTGAGTGTCGCTTGAATCGAGTCACACTGTTTTTTTCGCGGCGAAGTCCGCAGAGGTTTGTCGATGCACGTCGATCTTCGGAATCAGCTTGTCGGGGCTCCGTCGCAGCTCCCCGGCAGCACAGCCCTGTCCGGGACCACTGCCGCCAACGGGTCGGCGGTGGACTGCGATCTGGCGGACGGCCCCATCTACGGGATCTTCAACACCGGGGCCGCGACGGGGTCACCCACAAGTTTCACTGTGACGTGCAAACTGCAGGAATCCGACACGTCCGGCGGAACGTACACCGATTTGGTCAGCCAGACCACGCTTGTGCTGTCGGCCGGGTCGACGATGGGGATCATTCAGGGCATTCGCACCAAGCGGTATGTCCGGACCGTCGTGACACCGGCGTTCACCGGCGGGTCGTCCCCCACTGTTCCGACCTCGGCCAACGTCGTCGGCCAGAAGCGCCGCATCGGGACGTAATCCCTGATGCCTGTTGAGCGGCAGGCCGGGAGCTAAGCGTAATCGGGCGGGGCAGGATGCCTCGCCCGATTTTCAAAGTCCAGAGACCCAGCAGTCGAAGGTGAATCATGCCCCCACAGCCGAACGTGCAGGCGGTCTTCAGCGCCGACGTGAGTCTCGACCCAACCGTCGCCGGAATGGCTCTCAACCTGGCCCAGTTGGTCGCCAAGGTCGAGAAGTACAGAGCCGATTGGGTGGCCCTGATCGGAGAGGCCGGCGATTTCTTTCGCACGGCCAATGTCGTGCAGCCGGGGTCTGCGGGGCCCCACGTTGTGCGGGCTGTGCTGGCCCTGGAATCGATCGCTGCGTCGCTGGCGGTGATCGCCAGCAACGGCAGCCAGACCCAGCAGAACACCGAAACCATCCTCGCAATCCAGAGGGGTCAACAGTAATGGCCTGGATCTCGCTGCTGGCGATTGAATCGCACACTGGTCCCCGCGACCCGGTGCAGGTCAAGCCGCCGATCAACGCTGCCAAGTTCGCGATTCGCTGTCCGTGGGACGCTGATTCGCGAGTCGACCCGGGCCGGCACCTTTCGGTCCGGACCTACAAGTTGACGGTCGGCACGCAGACCGCGAGCGCACCGATCAGCCGCGGCAACTTCGACTCGACGGGCGCTCCGGAGCTCGCGCCGGATGATGTCCCGTACCCAGGCACTGGCGGATTTCCTATCGACCTGGTTGACTGGGAGTCGAACAACGAGTTGGAATTCCGGCTCCTGCACACCCACGACAACGGAGCCCAGCCAATGGCGGCGGGGCTGCAGGTGAAGTGGTTCAACGCGGCCGGCGTGGAGCTCACGGCCGACGGAAACGTGGAGCCCAACCCCTCCGAGTAATGGCTCTCCCGACAACAGTTGCGACAGGCAGCGGCAGCGGATCGTCGTCGACGACTGGCACGATCAGTGCGGTGTCGGTCGCAGTCGGCGACGTTGTCGTTGTGCGCATCTCGGAGACCAGCGGGTTCGAGCGCACGGCAACGGTGTCGGACAATCTGGGGCACACGTGGACGGCGCAGCAGACGGCGCTGAACAACCGAAAGGCGTACATCTACACGACTACTGTCGTGACTGCCGGGACGATGACGGTCACCACGAACTGGAACGCCTCCAACACCTGGCTGTCCTACGCCAACGTTGTGCGCGACAGCGACGGGGCGGCGGCAGTCGACACGAGCGACAAGTTCACCCAGACTGCAACGAGCTGCTTTGCTGCCCAGTCTGGGAACATCGACACGTCCGCCAACGTAGTCGTGCTCGCGGTGTATGCGTGCACGACGGCACGAACATGGACTCCGGGAAGCGGGTACTCAGCCGATTCCAGCGGAGCCGGGTTCCTGTTCCAGTCGCTGTCGTCGGCGACGGCGCTGACAGACGAGCGTGCACCGGCAACGCAATCCGCGTCGGCACTGCAGAGCGCCGCGGCGGTGATCTCGATCAAGGGGGCCGCAGGATCCGGGACGTCTATCAGTGTCGCTGACACGGGCTCAGGGTCCGACGCGACGCCGACGATCTCGTGCTCCCTGACGTCGAGCGACACAGGGTCCGGTACCGACGCGGTTTCGTGCTCGGTGTCGGCCCCAATCACCGATTCAGGCAGCGGGGCCGACGCGGCGCCCGTGATCACATGCCTGATTTCTGTGGCTGACAGCGGTTCCGGCACCGACACGGTTGCGTGCTCTGCGTCGGTGTCGGTGGCAGACACCGCCTCGGGCGCTGATGCAGTTGCGATTGCGGTGGCGGCAGGACCGATCTCGGACTCAGGCTCAGCCGCTGAGTCGGTGTCGGTCAGCCAGTCGATCCTGATCACCGTCTCCGACACCTGCAGTGCCAGCGATTCGGTCGCGATCATTGTCTCGGTGCAACTCACCGACAGCGGATCCGCAGCCGAAACCCTGAGCGCGTCCGCGTTGCTCGGGGCGATCACGGATTCCTGCGCAGCGGTCGACGTTGTCGCTCAGATTTCCCAGGGCGTGCTGATCTCGCTGGCCGACACCGGGTCGGCTTCCGACCAGATCTCGGGGCTGACTGTCACACTCAGTGTGCCAGACACAAGTGCGGGAGTTGATTCGCTTTCAGCCCTGAATGCCCAACTGGCCGCGATTGCGGATGCGTGCACCGGGGTCGACGGAGTGACTGTCTCGACCAGTGGCGGCGGAACGCGAGTGGCCACGATCCAGTTCAGCACGCGGTCAAAGACCGCTGCATTTGCCCCGGTCGCGAAATCGGCCGTGATTGCCCCCAACCTGTAAGGAGCCAGAGACGTGCTGAAGTCGAAACTAAAGAGCTTGTGGCAGTGGCTCGGGGCGACGGTGGCTCTCGCCGTGCCGCCCCTGATGCCTCGCGACGCGTGCAAGTACGCGAGCGAGTGGAAGATCACCAAGTACGCCAGCGACGCGGATTACGCGGCCGGGAGGCCTTACGAGGTCTCGATTCTGCCGGGGAACATCACGGTCAATGCGGGCATCCAGCTCATGCTGGACCTGTTGATCGGGGCCGGAGGTACGGTGTACAGCAACGCCAACGCCTACATCGGCGTGGGTGACTCCACCACGTCCGAGTCGGCGTCGCAGACCGACCTGCAGGCCGCGACAAACAAGCTGCGGAAGGCCATGTCGGTGAGCTACCCGTCGCGCTCCGGGCAGACCCTGACGTTCCGCAGCGTGTTCGGTTCGAGCGACTCGAACTACGCCTGGAACGAGTTCGCGGTGTTCAACGCAGCGAGCGCCGGCACGATGCTGAACCGCAAGGTCAGTTCGCAGGGCACGAAGGCCAGCGGCCAGACGTGGACGATCGACCTGGCCATCACCTGGAGCTGAACCGGCAATGTGGGTCGTCAACGAGAAGGATTCGTTCCAATGCCCGGTGTCGTTCAAGGACGAGACCGGGGCGGCTGTGATTCCGACGTCGATCAGCTACCAGATCCTGGACGCTGAGACCGGGACCACAATTCGGGGGGCCACGTCGGTCACGGCCGCGTCCACGGTGACGATCACCCTGACGTACGACGACACAACGCTGGTCACGACCACGCGGCGGCAGGAAGAGCGAATCCTGCAGGTCACGGCGATCTACGGGACGGACTCCGGCGGAGACCCGATCCAGAAGACCGACACGTACCAGTTTGTGGTGCGGCGGGCGGGGCTGACGACGATCGCCAAACTGAAGCTGTTTCTCGGCGTCGACACGACCGTGGAAACGAACGATCCGCTGTACCTGATGCTCATCGACGCCGCGGAAGAGGCGATCCGCGGCTACCTGAACAGGACGCTGTCTCAGGCCACGTACACCGAATACTTTGACGGGCCGGGACGCCCTGATTTGCTGCTGACGCATCGGCCGGTCCAGTCCATCACGGGAGTGTGGGTGGACCCGGTCGGATACTACGGGCAGGCGAGTGGGTTCGGATCAGGGACGGCCCTTACGGCGGGAAGCGACTACGTCGTGATTCGGCCGGAGCAGTCGGAGCGGTCCCCCGGAATCCTGCGGATGCTGTCCAGCCTGTGGGACGGGTCGGGCAGTGCCAACTGGCCCCGCGGGCAAGGCAACATCAAGGTCACCTACGTCGCCGGCTACAACCCGGTCCCGCTCGACGTGCAGGTCGCGACGCACATGCTCTGCGCCCAGATGCTGGCACAGCGGGAGAAGGGCGTGGCCCTCAAGAGCGAGACCCTCGGCGAGTACCAGTACGAGGTGCTGGCCCACGCCGAAGACCCGAACATCGGCACGGCTCGGCGGATGCTGAATCGGTATCGCGAGGTCTGCGTATGAGCCTGCGCAGCCTGCTGAGCCAGACCTGCACGATCAAGAGAGCGGCGATCACGGTGGGAGCGACCGGGCTGCCGTCGGTCGCGTACAGCGACAGTTCGACCGGCGTGGCGTGCTTGCTGCAGGGCAAAAGCGGCCGCACCGTCAACACCGCGAACGGGCTGGATATCACATACGACGCGGTCCTGTTCGTGCTGCCGGAGACCGACGTGCGACCACAACAGGGGACCGGCGATCATCCCGACCAGGTCGTGATTTCCGGGGCGACGTACACCGTGCAGGCGGTGGTAGACAGGTCCGGAAAGTCGAACCACAAAACCTGCTACCTGAAGGGACTGCGGGCTCCCGCAGCGGCGTGATGCAGTGCAGGTGACACTCGATGGGCTCGGGCCAGCGGTCGCGACGTTCACGCAGGCCCTGCATTTCTGGTCAGCGGACACGCAGCGGAAACTGCTCAAAGCCCACAGGTGGGCCGGGCAATACTGGGTCGCGGAGGCGAAGAAACGCTGCCCGGTGGACGAGGGGCGGCTGCGGAATTCCATCCGCACCAACACCTACGCCGACGGCGGCGGGATCCTGATCACGGAAGTCGGCTCGAACGTCCAGTACGCTCCACACATCGAGTTCGGGACGAAATACATCGCCGGCGGGCGGGTGAAGCTGATCGGTCTGCGTCCCGACGTGACTGACGTGATGGCAATCCATGACTGGCCGGCCAAATCCGGGCAGGCGACTCCGGACACGTCTGCGTCAATCGTGACTCTCGGTGCGGACTACGGTCGTCGTCGCAACGCGGAAGGCCAGTTCGTGGCAGATGGGCAGGAGCAGATGCCGTTCCTGCGGCCCGCGTGGATGCACATCCGACAGCGGGTGCTGGGCTGGTTTCAGGCAGCCCTTCAGCCCCCCGCCCAAAACTAACCAAGCGGTGCACAAGTGGCAGACTTGAGTGAGCTGTACGGGATGGTGCGGTCCAAACTGGTGGGTGACGCTACACTGGTCGCCCTGCTGAGCAGTGCGGACGCGGTCTACCAGGAGACCAGCGCCGACATCCGACTGACTGCCCCCTGCATCCTGATGCGGCTGGTGAGCTCGCGGCCGCAGTACGAGATCGACGGGACGGGCCAATTCCGGCCTGCCTGGCGACTGCGGATCCTGGCCCAGTCAGCAGACCGCTGCCGGGCAATCGAGGCTCGGCTCGGGGCACTGCTGGAGGTCCCGCTCAACGTCCCAGCGGGACTTGTGGGGGCCACGCTGCGGATTGTCGAGATGCGGCAGGTCGACTCGCAGGAGGGGGCCGGGTGGATCACCAGTGACCAGGGGACCGTGGCGACGCTCGAAACGATCTGGAATTGCTGCGTGCGGCCGGTATCATAGGTCGCGACAGAGTCGAATCACCTGCCTCTCAACTGCCCGATAACTCCGGGCCGGAGAAATCGAAATGGCCAAGACCGTCGCGAACATCACTGCCGGCCCGGCAAAAATTCTGTTGGGTGGCACGGAGATCCCGCATACCGAGAACGGGGTCATGTTCAAAATCAGCCCCAAAAACCGGATGCGGAACGTCGACAAGTACGGGGTGGGGAACATCGCCGTCATCCACACGGGCGACGACGTGCGGGTGAACACCACGCTGGCGGAGTGGTCGGCGGAGACGCTGTCGATCATCTACAACCCGGGCAACAACACGTCGTCCGGTACCGGGTCGGGCTCGGGGGTGCGATACATCGGCGTCGGGCGGTCGGCAGGCTTCATCTACACGACCACCACGATGGACGTTGTCCCGTTTCTTGCGGCCGACTCGGGCAAGGGGGCCTACTTTGGCAAGGTGACTCCGGTCGGGGAATTCACGGTCGACCACAAGCCTGATTCGGACCGGCTGTTCGCCTGCGAGTGGGTGGCACTTGTGGACGAGACAGCCACTGACGGCGAGTTGATCGGCAAGATCCGCCTGCCGTAATCGTCCGGTCGCCGGCAGCCGCACCTGCGCTTCAACCCCCCCCTCAGGAACCACACATGGCAGCGAAACCATCCCGATACGCGGCGGCCCTGGATGCCGCTCTTGGCTCAGCCGACCAGATCGCCGACAGGGGCATCAGCGGCGAGGCCCAGAACTTGTACAACGCCCTGTGGACAGAGCAGGGGGGGAAGCTGGAGGACCAATACAGCCAGCCGTGGGAAGAGATGCGGGTGGCGGTTCGGGACGGCGATCGCGGCACAGCGATTCGTGCCGCAACCGAGTTTTTGCTGGCGATTGAGTTCGGGTTTTTCGACCCGAATGGGCCCCCTCCGGGACAGCCCGGTGCGCAGCCGTCCGCGACGAACGATTCGTCGGTCGCCGTGGACTCAGTCCGAATCCTGCGGGACTAACTGCTGCGCGTGTGCGTGGCTCACGTGCCTCACTTGGAGAGTGATCAGTGGAGCGAGAGCGAACCATCGAGACCAGCGTCGGCGACATCACCGTCGGAATGCTGCAGTGGGGAGGCTACCGCAGGATCAAGGCCGGGATCCTGCAGTTTGTCGGCGAGAAGCTGGGCGAGACGATCAAGAACTCGTTCAGTGGGTTGCCGGGCGGCGTGCAGATCGACGCGGCTGTGATCGCAGCTCGGGTCGTCCCGGCCCTCGCGGTCGAGATCGGCGAGAAGATCGACGATGCAAGCGTCGACATTCTGGAGGCGTGCGGGGTGCCCCGGGCGAAGCTGGAGCAGTGCGCGGCGATCGATGTGGTCCAATTGCGGGAAGCCGCCTACGAATTGAACTCGATTGAGCGGCTGATCGAAGCCGAAAAAAACTTGCTGGGGGGCCTCGTAGCGAAGGCCCTGAAGACCGTTGGATTCAGCCCACCGTCGCTGAGCAGCTTTGGTGGACGGGGTGGGAATCAATCCTCACCCGCGCAGGATGGCCCCGAAGCGAGATCCTTCGAACCCCAGTAGACGAGGTCTTCGCGCATATCATCCACGCCCGGAGGGCTGAGAGTGATGACCGTCTCTGGCAGATCCGCGCGGCGACCGCGCCGCACATGGAAGTGGAGGGCCAGAGACGAATTCAGGCCTCCGCGGCGGCGCTTGCCGACATCGGCCGGCCCCGAAAAAAAGCCTTCGAACTCGCATCCCGGGAAGAGCGAATCATCATGATCGGCGGGGACTACAACAGCGCCGGTCAATCGTTCGTCGATGCGAACCGCGACCAGATCAACTGGCTCGAATCGCAGGGTGTGATGCTCGAAGAAGCGGCCGCTCGGGCCAATGCCTGGCTCGAAGGCCGCATGGCTGATCACGCACGCTGGAAGGGAGGCGAGTAGCAATGCCGGCGGCGAGCACAGTGTCATTCACCATCGGCGGGACGACCGTCACTGTGAACGGCCCGGCCGGTGCGACCGATGTGTCGGCACTGCCCATGACGGCGGTTGATCGGGCCGCCGATCACACACTCTGGAGCTACAAGTACACCAGCACCAAGAAGTGGGTCTGGTCGATGACACTGACGGACCTGACGGCGGCCCAGAAGGATGCGCTGGAGGACTTTTTCACGGACACAGCGATCGGCCCCAGCAACGCTTTTACGTACGTTCACACCGACGGCGCGAGCTATTCGAGCTGCCGGTTTGTGATCACTGAGCTGAAGTGGCAGCGAGTGAACGAACGCATCTGGAGCGTGCCGGTTCAGTTCGAAGTCCCTTCACAGGTGGCGTGATTCGATGGGACAAGAAATCCATGAGCTGCGTGGGGTAATCGGGGGGGACGCCTCGGGGTGGCTGCGCGCGATCGGGCAGGCGATTCGCGGGGCGGACGATTTTGGTCGGCGGTGGGCCCAGGTCGCCAACGATGTGGCGGAGGTCGGGGGGCGACTTGCAGCCGGGATTGCTGGTGCCGCGACGGCAATGGCGTCGGCTGTGGCGGTGACGGGCGGGAAGTTCAATTCGCTCAAGGAGAACGCCAACATTGCGTTCTCGACGATCCTGCGCGACGGGGCGAAAGCACGGCAATTCCTGGGCGAATTGCAGAAGTTCTCGCAGGAGACGCCGTTTACGTTCGGGGGGCTGATCAAGAACTCCCAGTACCTGCTGGCGACTGGGTTCGCGCTGCAGGAGATCATCCCGACGCTGCGGATCCTCGGCGACACGATGTCGGGGCTAGGCAACGGGGAGGAAGAACTGAAGTTGGTGGCGGCTGCACTGGGGCAGATCCGAAACAGCGCAAAGCTCTCTGCAGCCGACATGGCGCAGCTCACGAATCAGGGCATCCCAGCCTGGCAGATGCTGGCAGAGGCGATCGGGACGACAGTCGGCGAAGCTCGCAAAATGAGCGAGTCGGGGGCGTTCAGCGGCCAGCAGGCGTACGAGATCCTGTTGGGCGGGCTGCAGAACAAGTTCGGCGGTGGCATGGCGGCTGCCGCGGGGTCATTCGACCAGCTCGTCAGCAATCTGAAGGACACGTTCGACATTCGCGCCGGGGAGATCACAGCGCCCCTGTTTGCGAGCCTCAAGAACGTGTTCAAGATGTTGCTGGACTACTTCGGGTCCGGAGAATTCAATCAAGCGGTGGCGGTTCTGGCCGACAAGTTCGGGCAGGCCGGAGCGGCGATTGAGCAGTTTGTCGGGGGCAACAAGGAGGCCCTGATCGGGACTGTCACGCAGGCGATTGGAGGCCTGGCCGACGGGGTGCAGAACCTCCTGCAGTGGTCGCGTGAGGCCGGCCCGGCAATCACGGACATGGCCCAGGTGATCTGGTCTGTCGTGACCGCAGTCGGCGGGTTCGTCGCCCAGTACCCTCAGGTTCTGGTGGCCCTGGCCCTGTGGCAGGGGGCCCAGATGATCGGGGCTGTAACCGCGGCCAGATCGCTGATTTCAGCAATCACTGGGACAATCTCGGTGGTCTGGGACATGATCAGCGCCTTCCGCTCGGCGATGGCCCCGGCTCAGGCTCTGGCAGGCCAGATGAGTCAGACCACCTCGGCGGCCGGAGGGCTGAAATCGGCATTTTCCGCCGGGGCTGCCTCTTTGATCGTCGCCGGGTTCTTCGCGGTGCTGATGATTGCCGCGCAGCAACTGCAGGCCGAGCTGGCCGAGACGCAGAAGTCGATGGACAAGATCTCCAACTGGCAGGCGGAGCAGGTCCGCAAGAAGATGCAGGCTGCCGGCCGGGAGGACAACCCGAATGCCCGGTTGGCGGGCTCCCGCGAGGCGGAGGAGGCGGCGAAGGAAGAGGTGCGAGACGCAGAGAGGGCGTTGCGGGCGAGGGAGTCCGAGACGTCCCGCATCAGGAAAGAACTGAATTGGACGAACGGCGGCATCGGGGCGATGCTCCCGGAGGCGCTCGGCGGGTTCGACCCTGTCAAACAGGCGGAAAAACAAGAGCAGGATGCACGGGACCGCCTTGAGCGGGCCAAGCAAGCGGCGGAGGAAACGGCGATTCAGCGGGAGACCGCGGAGCGTCAAGCACGTGACGCGGCGCACGGGCCGTTTCAGCCGGGAGGTGGCCTGGGGGCTGGAGCCGGGGGGCCCATGCTGGGGCAGCCGGCCAGCCCGGAAGCCGAAGCGGCTGACGCTCTGGACAAAGCAACCAAAGATGCCGAAGACAAAATCCGCGCGGCATGGGAGCGTATCACCGACGACGTCGCCAAGCGCACGGAGGACATGGCCCTGAAATTCAGGGACCTGGCCACCTACATGGATCCAGCACAAGTGCAGATCTTGGCGGACTCGATGACGCGGCTTAACCAAGCCGTGATGGGCGGCGAGATATCGCAGGACCAGTACGATCGTCTGGTGCAGGGACTCAACCAGGTCGGCAACAGCTCGGGCGATTTGACCGAAAAAATGCAGAAGCTGGCGGCGGAGGGCAAGATCAGCGCCGAAGACGTGGGTGCTCTGCAGGCCGGCCTGTCCAACTTGATGCAGCAATACCAGCAGGGCAACATCACGGCCGACGGGTTCGCCCGCGGCATCAACGGGCTGAACGACGCAATGGCGGCCGCGACCTCGCAGGCCGAGGCTCAGGCCCGGGCCGAAGAGCGCAAGCGTCTGATGTCCGGGCAGTTCACCGGCGACGAAATGCGAACGGCATACGAGGACCGGATCATCGCGTTCCAGCGGCAGCGGATGCAGGCGCTGGTGGAGCAGCAGTTCCGGCAGTGGCAGTACGCGAACGGGTTCGTGGACCAAACTGCACGCAACTTTTCGTCGCTCGGGCAGACGATGGGCAGGTTCAGCGTGGGCGTGCAACAGGCGACCGGCTACCTGAACGGCATGAGTGGCGGAGGGGGTGCATTCGCCGCCTTGAACGGCCTGTTCTCGGGCCAATACGACTTCGCGCTGCTGTACAACGAGCTCAGCCAGCTCAAGCAGATCCTCAGCCTGCCCAACATCTCCAGCGAACGGCGAATGCAGGTCGAAGGCCGAATTGGCGAGATCCAGAGCCAGCTCAACGCCCCGCCTCCCCCGCCGATGTTCGTGGGCATGACGGGCAACGGGCAGATCGTCGACCCGGGGATTCAGACGCAGTCGGCTCGGGCTCAGGCGATGTCGATCACGGTCTCGCTCCCGAACCTGACGCGAGTCTCGCAGAGCGAGGCACAGATGCTGGTGCAGGCCCTGCAGTCCGAGATGCAGCGACAGGGGAGGCGGCTGTAAGCCGGCAAAACAGCGATGGCCAGAACCCTCACCAGCGCGGCAACGACGGCGAAAGACACCACCAACGGCGCGTTCCCGATCTACGTTTTGGAGATCCAGTGGGGTGGCGCGACAGGCACAAAATACTACGCCGGCGAGGTGCTGACCTCCCCGGTGACGGCAGAGGGCCGCGTGATCGACTGGGGATCGATCCAGATCGGGGCCGAACCAGGCCGCGCCGGGGGGCATGGGCAGGTTCAGATCACGCTCGCCGACCCTGACTTGGCGCTGAAGCCGCTTCTCGAAACAAGCCCTGGCCCGATCAACAAGAAAGCGTTCATCCACCTGTTTTTCTCGGGTGGAACGTGGCCCACTGATCGCGTCACGATCTTTGGCGGCGTGCTCGACGCGCCGTGCGAGTGGGACGACGCGCGGGCCCAGTGGCGGATCGCATTCAAGGGGCTGGAGAGCCTCTACAACCGGCAGGTGGGCCGCTACATCGACCGCGACATTTTCAATGACGTCGCGTGCTCGGAGTGCGAGGGACAGATCATCCCGATCGCATACGGCAACCCGGTCAGACGCATTCCCTGCTGCATCATCGAGCGCCCCGGGCAGTCGGCGTTGTACTCGACGCTGCAGCCTTTCGACTCGGCGCTGTACATCCAGAACACGGCCACAAACGACCTGTTCACGACCTCGGGGACACGCACCCTGATCGTTGGATTCGCCGGGAATTACGAGACATTCACCGGCACGTGGGACGGCAGCATCGCGAACAAGTTCAACATCGCGACGCGTGATTCGTGGATCGCCTCAGGGTACATCTCGGCGACATACGGGGTGGGCGGGCAGTCCTACCTGATGGTTCCTGTCGCTGACGTGCCAAACCCCACCAAGTCGCGTGGGGGATACCCAATCGCCCTGCAGATCGGTGGCAACTGGCACATCCTCCCGATCACGCAGTGGACGACCTCGGGCGGGTCAATTGCGGTCCTGAACGCCGGCAACTTGGGGGCCAACGTCGGCACGCCATACAAGATCGGCCGCTACCCCGGGCAGGTGCCAGTGTGGCCGCCTGGCACACAAGTGTACGAGGTCGACACTTGGAAATTCGCGGTCAACTGGCTGCCGTCGAAGTCGGTCGACTACGTCGAGATCATGACCAAGGTGCAGATCCCGGGGGGCAACCTTGTCGATGCGTTTCTGCAGATCAACCCGGCCCTGTACTCGGTCAACCTGAACGACACGACCTACAACACGGCTCTCGGGCGTGCGGGGGGTGACCCCGGAATCACGACGATCACCATGTCCAACCCGCCGATCAAGGCGGGTGCCAGCGACGCGCGGCTGTACTGCACCGTGAAGGGCATCACCGACGACAACACGTCGTCGGGAACGGTGCTGAGCGACCCGGCCGACATCATCAAAAACCTATTGGGGAACGCATTCATCGGGGCCGTCCCGTCGAGCGAGATCGACTCCACGTCGTTCTCGGCGGCCGCGACGGCGATCACACAGACGCTCGAACTGGCGATCCTCACCCCGCGGAAGCTGATGGATATCTGCGGGGAACTGGCCTACCAGGCGGGGGCGATCTTTTTCTGGGACGGCGGGCAGGCCCGGATCAAGAAGCTGGCACACACGCTGAGCAGCGGCGATTCGGTCTACACGTTCGACGCGGGCAAGTACGCTCGGCAGACGTTGCGGGTGCGAGAGACTTCGCTGGCCAACACGCCGACCCAGACGACCGGCAAGTTCCGCACGTCGCTGGCGGCCCCTGAAAGCAAGCTCGTGCGACGCTGCGCAGACGCGGTGACAGCGTTCGGCTGGCGCGACGACGAAATCGACATGTGGGCGATGCAGGTGCCCGCGAACGTGGCGGCGATCATCGAGTTCTGGCTCAAATTCAAGCTCCAGCAGAACCAGACGATCAGCCTCGACTGTTTCCTGAACGGGGTGCACCTGCAGCCTGGCGACACTGTGACGCTCAACATCGCCCATGCCGGGACGAGTGTGTTGAACAACGTGCTCGGCCGCGTGAAGACGCTGCGCCACGACCCCGGGTCGGCGAACGGGGGCAAGGTCGACCGCATCTCCGTCGAGCTCGACGTCGGGCTCTACACATGGACCGTTTCGGCTGTCACACCGTACTCCCGCGAGTGCAACCCGCCCCTCGGAAATCCCGACCTGACGGTGGGGCCGGGGGCCGCGTTGGGCAGCGGGTCGGGCTGGATCTGGGGCTCGGGGCAAGCCCAGGCGTCCTGGCACGACAGCAACAACCAGATGGCCGGCGGGTCAGTCAACAGCGGGACGGGGATTGGCACAGGCACAGGCACAGGAACCGGTTCTGGCTCTGGCAGTGGGTCGGGTTCTGGATCCGGCAGTGGATCGGGCGGAGTGACCTACCCCGCGGTGGGCAAACACGGGACCGGGGTGTGGTCGGGAGCGAGCTCCAAGACCGTCACGATCTACACTGGGGCCGGTGGATCCGAGACTGCGACTGCGTTCACTGTGTCCGCGTACCTGCCCTCTGGCCTGACTGTCGCGTCGAACGCGCTGTGCATTCTCGACCAGGTGTACGGCGGGACGATTTACGCTCACCCGAACTCGTGCTGAGAGGTGCCCTGTGAGTGGATGGGCGTGGTGCTGTGCGTGTGCTCCGGCAGCCGGAAAGTACGTGATCGCTTACGGTCTGCGATCGGGTGGCAATTACGTCCGCGACGTCGACGTGTACGACGCTGGGTCGTGGACCTCCAAGGCAGACGGAGTGGCGCCCGGTAGGACAGGTCACAGATCGGCGACGTTGTCGCAGAAGGGATACGTATTTGGCGGATTTGAAGGAACCAGCCCGTTCAACATGACCCGCAATGACGAGTACGTTCAGAGCTCTGACGTGTGGACGACCAAGACCGCGATGTCGGCCGCGAAAGCGTACCACAGCGGATGTGCCGCGTCCGGACAGGCGTATGCGTTTGCTGGGTACAGCGACGTCAATGCCCAGACATTTAGCGATGCAACGTATCAGTACGACACTGGCGGAGATTCGTGGTCGACGAAAGCATCGTGCCCGTCTCCGTCGAGGCAACTCGCTACGGCCATCGAGATTGGGGCGAAGGCGTACTTGATCTGCGGTATCGCTTTGGGAGGTACAATCATGTCGGACAACGACGAATACGACCCTTCCGGCAATTCGTGGACAGCCAAAACAGATTGCGTTTCACCGGCGAGGCACGCATCGTCTGGATTTCAGGTTTCATCGAAAGGTTACATCACGTACGGAAACCTGGGTGGCTCGCTCATCAGGGATACCGACCAGTACGTACCGGACACATGGACCAGCAAAGCTGATGGCCCTTCGCCTGCCCGGTGGTATCAGGCCGGTGCCTACTACGGAGGTGCCGGATACGCAACCGGGGGGCAGGGTTCGAGCGGACTGCTTTCAGACCACAGCGAATTCACGCCCGACGTGTGGGCCACCAAGAATACAATTCCGTCCCCCGCACGCCAGCAACTGACATCATTTGAGGCAGCATGATTCAAGCAATTCTGGCCGACCACCGCCACTACCACAGCGACTGGCAGATCGATCACGCGATCACGATTCGCGCCGGGGGAACGCTCTACGGGTGCTACAAGCAGGCGGTGCGAGAGCTGCACAAGAGGTGGAGAGGGCTGCGTGAGTGCTACGCGAACAGAGAGCGATTGAGGCTCGACGTCGACGACCTGGAGCAGATGCCGGAAGCCTCCGGGAACAACGCCCGGCGGCGGGAATTGGACCTCGCGGAGAAGCGTCTGGCGTTGATTGAAGCCGATGGGGTGGTGCGCGACACCGAGCGGGAATTCCTGCGGTTCCTGGGGCAGGCAGTCGCGTGCCGAAATGCTCTCGGGATACCTCCCGACGGGACGCTGGATGAGGCGACCAGGGACCGACTGGACGCCGAGATGTGGGAGCATCAGATCAAGGCGATGGCGGCGGTCGACTTCATGTCGCAGGGAAGGATCGGGCGGTCGACGATCGAGTTGCTGGCTGCCTGCTCCCCGGCGATGCGTCGGAGGATTGCGGCACTGGTTCTGCACGAATCACGCCACCACGAACTGATTGAGTGGTACCTGACCGCCGAGACACCGATGCCGCCACCAGTCATTTTCACGGCCGGCGAAAGCAGAGAGGCTCTGGAATGGATCTCGAAGAGTTTGAGCGGGCCGCCCGAGAATGGAACAGCACCACGTCTACTCTCGGATCAGAGCGAGAGTACCGCGGCCGACTGGAGGCGTGCGTCTGGTGCCGGTGGAGATGCGGGCTGATCTGCTCTCTGGTGCACTGTGGATGCCGAATTCCGGTGTACGCCGCCAGAATCGAGAGTGAGTGCCCGATCCAGAAATGGCCAGCGATTACCCCCCACCAACCACCAGCAGAACCAGAGCATGACCAACCAGGCTGAGCAAAGGACACTGTACCTGCGGGCGGAAGCGCACGGGTTCGGCGATGCGTGTGTGACGTCTGTGATCAGCGAGAACAGCCGCGATCTCCCGGTTCGGCTGGTGCATTCCTGCCAAGGGGAAATGGCTGCGTTCGTGCGGATGCTGGGGCAGGAAGTCGTACAAATGCCCGACAACGAATGCGTCGACACCTTCGAGGCGTACTCCGCGTACGAGATCCAGACCCAGGGGGGCCGGGTGCCACGCGTGTGGTCTCGGGCGTTGGCGCTGGGGATCTATCTGGACCACCTGCGGCCGGAGGATCTGGTGATGCCCAAGGCGGTCATCAGCGATCGCGCGAAGGATTGGGCGAAGGCGACCTGCGACGAAATGCGGGCGTTCGGTGAGTGCAAAGCGGTGGCTCTGTGGCCCCAGACGGTGTACGCGTGCCGGGAGTGGCCTGTCGGGTACTGGCACGATCTGGCGTGGGGGCTTCGGCAGCGGGGGATCGGGGCGAGGTTTTTTCTGGGCAAGGACGAGCCTCGGTGGCACAACACCCCGGGGTACGTGTTCGGGATGGGCTGGGAGTACTGGGCGGCCCTGATGCTGGAGGCGGACGTCAACGTGGCGATCAGTTCCGGCCCTGCGTCGCTTGCTGCAATCCTACGTGCGTGTATAATTGTCCTTGAAGGGCCAACCAAGCCGACGATCTGGGCGCACACGCCATGGGTCGAAATCATGCAGGTCGGGAAAGACGCTGTTGATTGTGTCGGCTGCCATTTCGGGACGCCTTTTCGGGGGGCCTGCGACTTCGGTTGCTTCGCGCTGCAGGCCCTGAATCCGGCACAGGTGCTGGCGCGAGTATTGGAAAAACTCGGTGTTGAATCACGCCAAGTGGAACGCTCGGGTGAGCCCAGTGCTCCCCTCCGTCTATGGCACTGGTCCTCATTGGGCTCAGGAGCTCTTGATTCGCGAACACGAGCCCTGGCACGACCAGGATGTGAGGGTTCTGACTGACGTTGTGCTGGACGATTGCTACGACGTGCAGGGCCACTTGGACGGCCTGTTTCCCGGTGTGATCGTCGACATTGGGGCGCACATTGGAGCGTTCGCGCTGATGTGCCGGCGGTGGTTTGGGGCGGACGTCGAATACCACGGCATCGAGGCGCACCCGCTGAACTGGGAGCTGCTCCGGCGAAACGTGAAGCGGTTCGGCTGGCGGCCGGTGCAGGCCCACTACGCGGCGATCGACTACTGCGTGGACGGTGCACTTCTGCTGGATTCGTTTGTGTTGGGCGGGACCGCCACGGGCGGAAGCCGGGTGGTCGCTCCGGGCGAAGAGCACTTGACGTGGGGACACCCATTCGCGGCAAGTCCGCTGGACTGCACGGTGTCGACGCTGGAAGAGTTCTGCTGGGACGAGGGGATCCAGCAGATCGACCTGCTGAAGCTCGATTGCGAGGGCAGCGAGCACCGCATTGTCGACCACTTCTGCGGCTGGCACGCGGTCCGCACGGTCGTCGGCGAGTACCACGGCCGGGAGGACTGGGAGCGGCGAATCAAGGCCCACCCGGTGCTGTGTGACTGGCGGTACACCGAGCTGAGCCGACGGAACGACAAGTCGATCGGGATCTTTTTGCTGGAGAATACGGAAGAGCACATCGGCTGGCTGGAATCGTAGCCAGTCATGCCATGCGCGAGTGCACAACTTGATTGAAGGGGGGACGCCCATGTCTTACTGCCGTTGGTCGACCGACGATTTCCGCTGCGATCTGTACGTGTACGAGACGGCCGACGACTGGGTGGCCATCCATGTCGCAGGGAACAGGCCAGTCGGGGAGATCCCGAAGCGGGGCGTCCCGACGGTCGACAACGCGGCCGAATACTGCGAGCGGATGAATGCCCAGCTCGCCTGGCTGGACACGTGCGAGCGGGAGGACATCGACCTGCCGCACGCCGGGGAGAGTTTCGGCACGCCCCACACTGAGGCCCTGGGCGTGCTGTTGATGCTTCGTGAGCTCGGGTATCGGTTCCCGGACTCTGTGATTGACGCGATTCTTGGAGAGGTTCTTGAGCATGTCGAATAGCCCACTGATCTACGTGATTGGGGACATTTTTGTTGACCGCATGGTGGTCTACCGCGACCATCGCAAGACCATGGACGGGGTGCCCGTGGTCATGTCTCGAAAGTCGGCATCAAGGCCGGCGGACTGGAGGACAGGCCTCGGAGGAGCCGGTGCGGTGGCCCTGATGGCGTCTGCGTTGGGGGCCCGTGTGATCCTCGGTGGCGCCGGCGATGACGCGTGCCAGAAGCTGATCCTGCGTGACCAGTTCAACCCGGACGGGGACCTGATGCGGTGGTCTTTCGTGGGGGACGCAAGTCGTCGCTGCGGTCGGAAGACGCGGCACATTGTCGACGGAATGACGTTGCTGCGGGTGGATGACGAGCGTCCCTGGCCAATCAGTGCTCACGACTACCAGGCGATGGTTGCGGCAATGTCGTCAGCGGGCCAGCCTGACGCCTTGATCCTCAGCGACTACGCCAAGGGAGTGCTGCACGAGGAATCAATTCGATCAATCCGGGCGGCATTCCCGGGGGTGCCGACGTTCGTCGACCCCAGCGCCGAAAAGCTGGACTGGGAGGTGTACGGAGGGCAGCTCGCCGCCATCTGCCCCAATCGGCACGAGCTGTCGACCCGTCCCCATCCGCACGCGTGGATCGAGGCCGGCGCGGAGGTCATGATCGAGAAGCAGGACGAGGACGGGCTGGTCCTGTGGATCGAACAGCGAACGCCGGGCGAGATCAACCGGGAAGCCGTGTGGATGCCGTCGACCGTGAGCAAGACAGCCTCCCATTGGGAGGACCGCGTCGTCGACACCGTGGGGGCCGGAGACATGATGATCGCGGCTCTGGCGGTGGAACGCTGCAGGGGAAAGTCCTGGAAGGACGCCTGCGACTTTGCGAACGCGGCCGCCGGCGAGAAGTGCAGACACTGGGGGGCCGTGGCGGTCCACCGCGAAGCCGTTGAACGGAGGATGCGATTGTGTCCGGTCGTATAGACTCTGCCCACGCGGCCGCAGCCTGGGCGGCCCTTCAGCGCCGCAGGAAGCGGCCAATTGCGATCGTCAACGGCTGTTTCGACGGGCTGCACGTCGGGCATCTGGAACTGCTCAGGCAGGCTCAGACGCCGCGGAACGGGGAGGACCTGATCTACTCCGTGCTGGTGTGCGTCGACAGCGACAGGCGGGTGGCGTTCCTGAAGGGTTCGGACCGTCCGATCTTCCCGCAGGCGGAACGCGTCGCGATGCTGGAGGCGTGCCGCTACGTGGATCGCGTGGAGGTGTTCGAGTCGCCGGACGAGCTGCGGGAGATCGTCGAGGCTGTGGCCCCGACCTGGATCGTCCGCGGCGAGGGAGAGCGAGGCCGAAAACCGGTCTGGTGCGAAGAGCTGGCGACGCGGGGGGTGCTGTGGGTGCAGACCCCGCCTGTGCACACCAGCGACATCGTGCAGAGGGTGCTGGATCGGCAGATTTGACGCAGAGGTTGCAACACTGCTGGTCTGGGTGGTAGGATTTGCGACGCCTTGGCCGGCGACTGTCCAACATGAAGATTCTGGGGAAACCCAGTTCAACCCGTTCGCGCACCGCCGGCCAAGCAGCGCGAACGGGTTTTTTCACGCCCGTGCGCAACCGGCGAGTGGCATCGGGCCACGCCGAAGACGGTTCGAACCCGTCCGCCGGATTTCGGGGGGTGTTTCTCCCGATAGGCGTGTGGCGACTTCCAGCGGGTCTGCCACGACGTGCGCTGAGGCGAGCTGGTGAGATGCACCGCCGGCCGGGGGAAGATCCCGGAGGCTGGGATGTCGAGCTACGGCTCGCGAGTGGAAGCGTGCACCGAGAATCGCCGTGGGGGTCGCCGGACAGTTTCGATCAATCGAAATCGCCGGCGACTACTTGACCGACCCGACCGATAGCGTTTTCACACCGAAGAGCTGCTGGACCTACAGCGCAGAGCCCTGTGAAGTGTGCGCAAAGCGACACCTCCCAGTTGACGCGTGGATCGAAACTTAAGGTGAAAATGCGGAGGGAGGCGAGGGAGAGGCCCAGTGGGCAGGGTGCGCGCAGGAGGCAGCCATTCAGTTGGCTGAAGGCTTGTGCGGCCTGGGTGGACGGCGCGCAGCCATCATTCGGCGCTCATCTTCGGGCGTCGTCTCCTTCCCGCACCGGGCGCAGAGCCACTTTAGCCCGACCTTCTGGGCAAGCACGCAACCGCAATGCACACAGAGCTTTGTGCCGATCTGCATTGCCTGATGCTACTCGGGCTGGTGGGCGCACGCGACTTTTTCTGGAAAAATCTGGAAAAGTTGTCGATCTAGCATTGAACTGAATCATACACTTGTGTATGATTTGACCATGCGGGGCGATTGACGCAGCCGCCGAACACCAGACCTGGGAGCCTGACATGACCGGAACTGAAATCAACCTGAAGCTGAACGAGATCCTTCACCGCGGACTGGGGCTGTGCCACCCGACTGAGACGCAACTCCGGAAGATCGGAAGCGAGCTGCGGGCCATCGCCCGGGCGGGCAATGAGCTGGATCGCGACGCAGTGGATCGCGTCCGGAAGATGATTGTCTTTCGAAAGGGATCTCGGGCGGCACAGTACCTGTAGTTCGACAGACACCCGCCCCGGTCGATCAGCCGGGGCGGATTACAAAAAAAAACAAAAAAAGCCAGATTTAGAGTTGACCCGAATCATACGCAAGTGTATGATTCATCCATGCGACGGCCAGTGCGGCCAAGCAATCACAACCTCGGCCAGAACGGCCGGCCCAATGGAGAGTCCAATGTCGATCACAATCGAAGTCAAGGGTGCCCGGGTTTACTTCATCGGCAACACTTTCAGCGTCAAGGACGCGATCAAGGCCCTCGGCGGTCACTGGGACTCCGAGAAGAAGGCCTGGTGGGTGGGCAAGGCGAAGCTGGAGGCGGCCCAAAAGCTGGCCGCTGGCATCGCCTCGGGCGATGTCAAGGCTGTGGAAGAGGACGATCCCCGGATAGTCGCCAAGTGCAGGTACAAGGGCAAGACGTACTTCGCCCGGTGGGTCGGGCGGACGCAGTCCGGGGCCGAGAAGGCCCACCTGTACAGCTTCGACGGCAAGATCAATTTCTGGGCCGCTGTGGGAGGAGACGGAAACGGAGACACCGCCGCCGTCATCAAGCGGTACCAGCCCCGGGTCGACGGCGGCCGGGAGGAATACCAGCGGCTGTCGTCGATCCGCAGGTTCGTCGAAAAGCTCAAGACCGAGACCCCGGATGAGGCGAGCCAGCGGGCAGCGATCCGGGAGTGCGGCGGGCGCTGCCGGTGCAGTCGGCCCACCGACGAAGGGGATGGGACCTGCATGATTTGCGGGTACGCGATCGTCGGGTAGGTTGAAGTGTGGCCGCCCCCCGGACGAATCCGGGGGGCGGGGTGCGGCAGAGGTATCCCAGGCCCTGCGGGGCCGCAATTTTCTGGAGTCAGAGCATGTTTCAGGCAGCGATTTTGGCGCACGTTGTGCCGCACTGGGCTACCCCCAAGACCTCTGCGCAGGGCGGAAAGGGAGATGTCTCGTCCGGCATCGTGTTGATGGCGGCAGCCATTGTGGCGTGGGCGGCAGCTCGGTTAGCGGCGAGAAGAGTGAAGTAGTGTGCGTCCTTCCGCGAGCCGGCCGGGAGGTGAGAGACCCGGCCGGCACAAGTCCCCCCTGTCGGATTGTTTCCGGCAGGGGGGCAATTCAAACAGAGTTCACCCGGCCGCCCATTGGGCGGCCCCAAATGGAGAGTACCATGAGCGAAATGAATTCAACTGTTGTTTCGGCCGAAGTTCCTGCGGTGGTGGCCAGAGCACTGGCCGCGGGCGAGCAATTCTGGGTTACGGACGACACCCCCTCGCTGGACCGGAGCCGGGTCAGGAGGGTGTTCTGGTTGGAGGTTGAGGGGGAGATGCGGGGGTGGGCCGGGGTGGCCCACTTCTGGGCTGGAACGACCTGGCTGGGATGCCCCCAGGCTGTGCGAGGGCTGCCGGAGTGGCTGGTCCCCCTCTTGTCGCCGCAGAAGCTGATGGTCGAAGCGCCGCCCC